GCTGTTTGTTCATCTATACCTTCGTCAAGCATTTCTAGGTATGAATGACCTGCTTCTATTTTGTAACTTTCTAAAGCCATTGTTGTCATAAAACCAACAACAAACCCACCTTTAGCAGTAAATATAGATCCCGGGCCTGTAACTGAACCTAATCCAAATCCTATTGCAGCACCGGCAGAACCACCTTCTAATCCTGTTTTTACTGTCTTAGACATTTGTCCAACAACTGTTGACGCTTCTTCCCAAAATCCAGAACCATCACTTTGTAGCTGTTCTACTCTTTCATTTAACTTTGCTAATTCTAAATCTAGTAATTCGTTGCCTTTACCACTTTTTTTTAAATTACCAATTTTTCCAATTCTAGTTTGTAGCCTACCTTTTTCCCAACCTTGTGCTATGTTTTCTGGCATATTTTTTATGCCATTAAATACATACGCAACACCTTGTAAATCATCTACATTATCGTGAGCAATAGCTGCAAAATTTTTATCTGTTAATTGTCTTCTTAAAACCGGGTCATATAAAGACAATTCATAAGAACGCATTCTTTCTTGTTTTTTCTTTTGTATAAGAGCGTTAATTGCTTCATCACTATCTAATGCAACTTCTTCTGGTAAATTTAAATCTAGTGCTATTCTTTGTGCTTCACCTACTTTGTTAGGATCTTTTTCCATAACAAGCCGCATATTGGCTCGCATTATATTTCTTCTATCTTCTTCTTCATCTTTTAACACTTCAGACATTGCATTGTAACTAGTATCTGAATTGTTAATAATTCCTCCTATTCTGCCTTCTTCTCGGAGCAAATCATCAAAAATGTTGTACGAATTTGTCATTAGAAAAGTTTAAACCTTGGTTGTGTTTTAGTAATTTTTCCAGTTAGACCTTTTTGATAGCTTACTTCGTTTATAAAATCTTGTACGGTTTTTGGTTTGTCAAATTGTACCCATCGTTCTACCATTTCTTGATAACTAAGTTTAAGGCCATTTTTATCGTAACCATCGAGCATATAAGTCCTTACTTCGTCAGGAATTTGATTATGGTATATTTTACTAAATTGACCATTCTTTTCTTTTACTACGCTAAATGTTTTAGATAATTGATCCTTGTCAACAGCAGCAACAACATATTCCTTACCTACTCTAGTTGTAAAATTGCCTACACGAACTTTATTTGCCAATATACTATCTAAAATTAATTCTTTCTTTTGCCTGTCTAACTTAACTCCATTTTTTTTAGCATCTTCAACTTGATCTTTCCATGCTTTTAAAATCTGTAAATAATCGTTTTTTGCATCACCTTTTTTCTTTAATATTTTAGTATAACCGTACTCATCTAATTTAATATCTAAAACATCTTTATCTACAGAAATAGATCCAGACCCACTACCGCTACCACTACCTACAGCTTTTTCTTTAGTTTTAAGTTCAAGATAAGTAGATTCTTTCATAAGATATCTGTAATCTTCTAAAGTCTCACCCGGTTTTAATAATGTACCTTCGTAGTAAGCAAGTATTGTATCTACGTCATCTGTTTTAGCAAAACCTTTTTTTAAATTTTCTTGATCTTCAACTTTTAATTGATTCCATATTTCTGGTTTTATATCTTTCCAACCACCGGGTTTTGCATACGCTAACTCTTCAGCAGGTCTTAATATATCAGTTTTATAATTTTCTTCTGCAAATTCTGTAAGTTCAGCATGTTTATCTTTTAAATTAGCTTCTACATATTCCAACACGTTTTGATCTTTTATATTTTCTCTAGCATAAGTTAATGCGTCTTCTAAATTAAATACACCGTCCTCACCAACACGCATTGATGGTTGTTGTGTGTCTTTATATGTGTAATCTATTTTTGATACAACAGTATCTAAATCTTTAGAATAAAGAACTAGTTCATTACTTTCGCCATATTTTTTTTCTAACTCTTCTTTACCTAAAACAACAACTTTGTCTATTAATTTTGAATTTACTTCTGCTGCATAAACAGAATCAGTTTTCATTTTTTCTTTATCTATAACAAAACCTTCTTCTTTTAATAATGTATTTGCTTTTGTAAATATACTATCTGCTTTTTCTACGCCAAGTTCTTTTGTTAAAAATAAATGTGTTGTGCGATGTTCATTTGGTAGTGATACAGTTGCACCTTCTTTATAATATTTTGATTCTTTTTGTAATTTTTCTAAATTTAAAATATTTATTTCTTTGGTGTTACCTTCTACATGGGGCATACCATTACTGTTAGAAGCATTATTGCTACCTTCTAATGATGTAATTACTTGTGCAGAGCTACTAAAACCGCCATCATTAGAATTAATATTTTTTCCATCTATTATATTGTTTGCAATGTTTTCACCATTTTCTTTATTTAATCCTGTTTGTATTGTTTTCATATGTTTGCTTATTTGTGCTTCTGAAATAGTTCCGTTTTGTTCGTGAAATTCAAGATATTCAGCAGCTTTACGATATTCATTATTAATTAATAATTTTCCTATAGATGCATCATGTACTTTGTTTAAATATCCATTTTTAATATTTATATATGTTTCGCTATCTTCTGTACTGCCTTGCGAATCATTAGCATAAGTTATGCCTTTAGATTCTGCATAATTTTTTATTTTAGTTTCTAACGCTAGTAAATTTTTTACATATTCACTATCTGTACCCATATTAAAATCATCAACAGACAACGAAGTTTCTGTGACTGAATTTTCTATATCAGCAAGAGTTTCAGCGTTTGCGTGTTTAGTTCCTTCAACTATCGAATGTTTACTCATTCGGTTTGTTGAAGATAATAATGTTGCTGATGACTTTTCATTAAATATTGCTAACTGATTTTTATTTTCTGTTCTTTCTGCTATTTCTTCTTTTAAGGCATTAAGGTCTTTTACTTTTTGATCATATGCAGTAATAGGTGTAGTGCCATCATCTTCATAACCAACTACCTTTACAGCATTACCAAGTTCTGTTGATAGATAGTCATTTTCAATTTCTAATGCTCTTGTTTGATACTCAGTATGTAATTCTTTAGAATGTGCATCGTCTCTTGCATCCTGTAAACCTTTTGCTATTTGTGCAAATTGATTCCATGTTTGAGCACTTTTTACCATATCATCAGTTACTGTATCGTCCATAGGACGTACTTCTGTAGCACTTAATTGTGGTGCTGCCCCCACATTAAGTTGTTCTGATGGTGTGTTTTGTAAAGGTACTGTAGCCATAATTAACTAAAATATTCGTTTTTAGCTATATCAGCAATACCAGTTAACAAGGTACTACTCATGTTTAAAAATGGACTTACTGTTGATGCGTTAGCTAATGCCCCGGCTTGTGATACACCAAGCATTGTTCCTCTAATATCCATGTTTACTTTACGCATTCTTGATTCATTCATTGCCTGTACTTTATTAGTATTCATTGTGATCTTGTCTATTTCTTTCATAATTTCGTCACTAGCAAAAAGATTTGCTGTACTTCCATAGCCTAAACTTCCACCTCGTGCTGCTGCACTTACTGTAGCTCTACCTTTGCGTACACCTGCTTTCATAGTTTTTATCATTATTTGCCTGTTAAATGCTCGTCCTACTTGCTGTGCTTGTTTCTCTAACATACGGCTATTAATTTTAGACATATCTTTCTTATGCTCGTAATTAAGAGCCATTGATCTATATTTAAACTTTTCTGTTTCTGCTTTGTAATAACCTGCAACTATTCCTTGTACAGTTCCACCTATAGAAGCAATACCGCCTACTTTATTCCAATCTGTTGCCATAAGCTCAACAACTACTTATTTTCCTAATATACATACACTATATCTTCTTACGGTTACACTATCCACCTATAGCTACTTCCAAAGTCAATCCAACAATTGTTAATGGTAATGGATCAGATTGTCTTACAAATAACTGACCATTATCTTGCCATGTAGGTGTAAGCATAATTTTTATATCTTCTGTTTTTAAATTAGGTGGCGATCCATATGGTTCTGTTGTACGTTGTTTTGCTTCTACTAATTTATCAACACTAGGCCCGGCAAAAATACCAGAACTTTCTAATACTCTTACCCATACATGATTTAAATTTTTAACTCGGCCTTGACCAAATGCTTCTGCTTGCAAAGCTAGTGGTAATGATTGCAAATCACTTTCATAAGGTAAACCAACATGAACAATACTAGATGCACGATCTAATGTAATAGAACCATTATTTACAACTTTTTGTGGATGAACAGCACCATCAGCTAATATGCTTACTGTTTTGCCTTCTAACCATGTAATCCCTGATATAACATTTCGTGCAACTTCATATGTAGTTATTGATGTATTACGCAAATTTACTGGTAAATCCCGGTCAAGTTTTACAGTAGCTACTGTTTGACTTGTAGTAGATACAATATTGCAACGATAATAATTTGTGCCGTCTACTAATACAATTGCGTCACCTACATCATCAGTACTAGGTGGTGCATTAAACAAATTATAATTAGCAGTAATTGTAACGCTTTCTCCTTTTGTGTAATTTGTACCACCAGATATAGTTACATTTTGACCTGTGTTTGTATTTGTACCATTATATGTTGCACCTGCGTCAACAAAAAAGCTATCACGTTGAGTTGCGTACAATCTTGTACCCATACGTTCTATATATTTTTTTTGCACACCCTCAATTGTTCTTTTTATAACACAATAAACAACATCATCATCTCCTTCAGAAACACTAGCTACGCTTTCAAAAGTTCCGTCTGTATCATGTTGATGCCATGCTCCTACTTGTTGTTCTGGTACATATGTAAAACCTATTAATTTACCGCTACTACTTGTCATCCACACAATAGGCAATGGTGCTTTAGCTAATGCCATGTCTGATATTGTAAAATTATCAAACAAATGTGGTGCACGAAGAGATAAATCACCTGTAATAAATCCATTTGCTTGCCAGTTATATCCAAGTTCTCTTACATGACCACCACGAGCAGCGGCATAAACCATACTGTTATTAACAATTACTGGTTGTGCATTGTTTGCTCCAACATAAGATTGTGGTTTTACCGATATAGAACTAGGTGTTATAGCGTCACTATTAACAGATGCTATACGCCACTCTGCTGACCCGGTAAGAAGCAATAACTGTGTTAATGGAACTATGTGTCGTATTGTGTTTGCTTCACGAGCAGCAACTCTAAATTTAATTCTGTCATCATCACGAATAGGAATACCAAAAGACATATTACTTTCTGTACCTGACTTGGTCATGTAAATAGTTTGAGGATCATTATTTGTGCCTGCAAAAACTCTACGTTGCTCAAAATAAGACACAGCACCGGGATAGTTATTAGAACTAGGAAATGGATTGTCGTAAACAGGTGGAGTTCTAGAAAAGTCTGGTGCAATGTTTGTGTCAACAATTGTTGTGCTAGTTGTTTCTCCTAAAAATCCATATACACCTGCTTGTTCTTTGTATATTCTGTACCTTGCAGCACCACTAACTGCATTCCATGTAATAGTATTTTTAGCTCCAGTTACAAAAATATTATTACTAACTTGACCAGAATTAGATTGTGAACTTTCATCTATTAAATTACTACCAATTGCTGTAACAACATATTTATGATCTTCATATGTATCTGTATTTGTACTAGATGATGATGGTATATATGCAGTTACAGAAACTCCAGTTGGTGTAGTAATAGGACTACCAAAATTAATTGTTTTTAATTCCCATCTAGTTGCACTTAATCTTCTTAATTCTCTAGGTGCGTGATTAGGATGCACAATTGTTAAAACGTCAGCAGATTGTACATAATGTATATCAAACAATTCTGCTTCTAAATATGGTGATGGTATTTCATATGTCATGTCAGTAGGTAATGCATACCAATTAGTTGCGTTTGGTGGCTGACTATTAGAATGTGCAGTTTTAGCGTAATAATTGACATTGTTATATAAAGCTATATCTCCTACTACATAACTTGTACCACCATTCCATGCTGCTCCATTGCTGTAATTTAATGTTGAACCTTGTGTATGAAATCTAAAATATTGATCACCCATTTCTATAACCATTGTTTGCACAGTAGAAAAAGTAAAAGACATTAATCTTACTGCTTTTGTGCTATCTTTTACTTCTTTTACAAATGCAAATCCCGGTCTGTTTTCGGCAGGGCCTTGTGGTTTAGCAATAAAATTACGCATTGTTGCAGCACCTTGTTGATATTTGCTGTCATCAATACGACCAAACATTTCTGGTGATATTTCACCTCCAGAAAACGCTTGTTTAAAATTGCGTGTTACAGGCATTAATTACCTCCCGGATGTCCAAGGTACTATATGTTCTACTGTTATATCTCTGTGTAAATTGTCTGATTGTTTTGCTTGCGTTAAATATCCTTGCATCATTTGTGTACTACGTTTTGCTTCTGCCATACCTTGGTCACCTTTTATTATTGGGCCTGCAAGCATAGACGCTAAATGCCATGACAATGTAGTCACAAATAAAGGTGAAAATAACGAAGGGTCAGTTACATACGCTTGATAACGCAACATTGCATTTTCTTGGTTTGTATATATAAATGATCCTTCTATCGCAAATTGTTGTGGTGTATATTGGCCTGCCACAATAGTAGGTGCATAGTTAGATGTTATACCTCCGGGAGTATCACCAGCAGACATTCTTGTAGCGTAATCGTTTTGTGCTGTAGGAGATATAACGGCAACAGGATTCATCATATCCGCAGGTGCTATATATGCATAATCCCATTGATCAAGAGTATTTGTAGTTAATGCTAAATTTCCACGCTTTGCTGCAAAATTCCATGTATGCATTTCAAGCAGATTGTTTCTTGCTATTGGATAAAAACGTGCAGATTTTTCTGCTTGTGCTGATCCTTCTGGTGGATTAAGCGAAGCTATTGTTGCATCATCGCCTAAATGTGCCAAGGCAAGATTGCAAATGTCTACTTCAGTTGCCATAACATCTCCTAAAAAAAGAGGAGGTTAGCAGTATTACTACTAGCCCCCAAGTAAGTAAATAAGAAAACTAATGCCTACTTATTAGCTTCTACAAGTTGACTAATTAAAGTGTCTTTAGTCTGTCTTCTATCTAGTTCAATACCAATAGAACGACCATACACTTCGAGTTCTGCTTTAGTCATTGACTCGTAATCAACGGATTGAGTAGTTGGCTGAACATCCTCTGACGGTACGGTTGTGTTTGACGCCACAGGTAGATCAGGTTCAGTTCCAC